TATGAAAAATTTCTATGGACTCTTACGTTACCGTGGATCCATCTTTTCACTCTCCCAGAATCTCACTTGAGATTCTGGTCCCTACCAAGTATGCGAAGCTGTTTACCCTTAAGCAGCTCTCTCGCATGCTTGCATTGTCGTGTAAGCACCGTGCACGGCAAGCCGCTAACCCGGTAAGCAAACGGACCTCCCGAGACCGAAATGGGAGTAAAACAATGGGTCAGGGTCCTTCTGCTGTGGCCCCGCAAGTGTCGAAGGGACACAATCAGCAAGTAGATGGAGGGGTTTGTCTAGCCCCGGTGAAGTCAAAGCGTGCGGTACGGCGTGAAAAGCGCCGTACTGCCGCTAAGAAGGCCACTAATAAGGCCAAGACCGAGACCAAACTCGTTAAAAAGGGTGGGTCTAGTATCCACGCCCCAAAGGCACCGAAGCGGACGTCGTATTTGTCTAGTCTGCTTTCGAGTCCTTCTGGGGCGAAAGCCAAAATGGGGGCTCTGAGCAAGCCCCCCCAAACAAAAAATGCTCCCGACGCCAACGAGGGTGGTTTCACCCTCACTGCTATCACACCGGCTGAGTGCCGGGCGGAAGCTAGGCGCAGATTCCACCCCATCACAGGATCCTCTCGTGGTCCTTATGGGTTCTGCACCCGCTCCCGTGAGGGTTGTGGCGTGTGTGCCGATTGTGTGGAAAAGAAGGCACACCTGGACTTCAACCGGAGTTTTGACACTATTGGCACTTCGCGTGTCATTCGTGTCGACTCGATGATGGAAGAAGTGGCCGAAGACTTGGCCAGCCCTAGTGTCCTAGAACCCTCTGGGTTCTGGGCTCCTGCTGAAAAGCAGGCTCCTTCTGGAGAGGGGCATTCCCGTAGAAGGTGCGACGTGGTGACACTCGCACGCGTAACTCCGGTTCTCCGGATGTTGCGTAAGGTCGATCCCACTCTTGTGGACAACCGACTTTTATGGGAGGCCGCGTTTAGGACGGTCTTTCCTCAGCGCAAGTGCGTGTATCCCCACGGTTGCTTCTGTGACCGTGGGTAGGGAAGATTGCAGCGGGACATCGTTTGTTTATAGTCTGGCGTAAGCTGGGATTTTGGTTGCTCATTAGCCAACTC